TACATGCGCGCGATGAGGAACCCAAAGTCTGAGTTTAAGGCTGGCCGTGTGACGTACTATTTTGATGGTCAGCATTTATGGTACGCGCTGCCCTCAGGACGCATCCTTTGCTACCCCTACGCGCGCATTGACGCTGATGGTGTGTCCTACGCTAAGGCGTCGTGGAAGCCTGCGCAGGACGCCAAGGAATGGCCTCGCGCGCGGTTGTGGAAGGGTCTAGCGGCAGAGAACATCTGTCAGGCTGCGGCTAACGACATTCTGCGCGCGTCGCTGCGCCAACTGACTGATGTAGTGCTGCACGTCCATGATGAGATTGTGCTTGAGGTGCCAGCGTCGCGGGCTGAAGAAGCTGCGCAGGCGCTGCACCATGTGATGTGTACACCACCGGCATGGGCGCAGGGGTTGCCTTTGGATGCTGAAGTTTCAACGATGGAGCGTTACGGAAAATGAAAACCTTTATTCACTTTTTAATGTCGCTTGCGCCTGAGGGCGAGACAGCGCTACTGGTGCGGCAAAAGCCGCAATTAAAAGACGGTCAGTTGCAATTCCACGCTGATGGCGCGATCAAGTGTACGTGGCCTGCTTATCTGCCCAAAGACGCCAAGATCAAGGCCGATCAGGCGTGGTACGGCAACACGGCGTCGTTTATTGTCGATCGCTTTGGCGAGCACGTTTCAGCGTCGGCAGCCAATTGTGAGTATTGCTTGGTCATGGTGCTTGATGACGTCGGCACCAAGAGCAAGACGCCGCCGCTTGCGCCGACGTGGGTGATGGAAACCTCGCCTGGCTCGTTTCAGTGGGGCTACGCCTTTGCCGAACAGCCGACCAAGGGTGAGTTCGCTGCGGCCATGCGCGCGATCGCTGATGCGGGCTACACGGACCCTGGGGCGCTTAACGCGGTGCGTAACTTTCGCTTGCCTGGCTCAGTTAATCTCAAGCCTGGTCGCAACAGTTTCGCATCGCGTCTGGTCGAGTTTCATCCAGAGCGTGACTTCTCGCTCGCTCAGATATGCGAGGCGCTGGGCGTAACGCCTGCTGAGGCTGATGGTGCTGGCCCTACACCGATCAAGATCGTTGACACGGGTAACGATGACGTGTTCGCGTGGCTTGCGGCGCAGGGCATGGTCGTATCTAAACCTAACGGTGAGGGCTGGGCTGGCGTCATCTGCCCGAACCATGCCCAACACACCGACGGCAACCCAGAAGGGCGTTATAAGCCCTCCATGCGCGCGTACTGCTGCCTGCACTCGCACTGCGTCGATCTTGACACTAAGGCGTTTCTAGCGTGGGTCGCTGAGAATGGTGGCCCTGCTCACGCGCTGGGGCTGCGCGATGATTTGCTCGCAAGTACCATGCAGACAACGCTTGACAAGCTAGAGCCTAGTAATTTTTTTAGTGATGACGCCAAGAAGGTGATCGAAGAAGTCGAGCGTAAGGAGCTTGGGCGTGTCGAGATGAAGGGCTGGTTTCAACGCTTTGCTTACATCCAGAGTGATGATTCGTTTTTCGATATGCAAGACAGGCGCGAGGTGCCGCGATGGGTCTTTAACGCGCTCTATCGCCATGTGAATTGCACATCCATCAACAGCAAGCGCAAGATCGAAGCTGCAACGTGTTTCGATGAACAGCGCCAGGCCATGGGCGCGCGTACGCTCGTGGGTGTGACCTACGCTGCTGGCGAGTCAACGCTCGTGTCGCGTGACGGTGATGTGTTCGGCAACCGTTGGCGCGATGCGCGACCCTTGGTTGATAAAACGCTTGTGCGCGATATATCGCCATGGCTTGAGCACTGCGAGCGCCTTGTGCCTGAGCCTAGCGAGCGTGAGCACTTGTTTAACATCATGGCCTATAAGCTCCAGCATCCCGAAGTCAAGATCAATCACGCCGTGTTGCACGGTGGCGACCAAGGGTCGGGCAAGGATACTATGTGGGCGCCGTTTCTATGGGCCGTGTGCGGGCCAGGCTTGAAGAATCGCGGCTTGCTTGATAACGATACGCTGAACCTCCAATGGGGCTATCAGCTTGAGTGCGAGGTCCTCGTGATCAACGAATTGAAGGAACCTGAAGCGGCAGCGCGTCGCGCACTGGCGAATAGGCTCAAGCCGATTATCGCTGCGCCTCCAGAGATGCTGCCGATCAACAGGAAGGGCTTGCATCCTTATGACATGCTCAATCGGATGTTCGTGCTGTCGTTTACCAATGACCCGTTGCCTATATCGCTTGACTCGCAGGACAGGCGCTGGTTCTGTATATGGTCGCGCGCGCCTCGCATGGTCGATCGCCAAGCGCAACTGCTGTGGGATTGGTACAAGGCCGAAGGCTTTGTTTCCATAGCGGCATGGTTGTATCAGCGCGACGTGAGCGCGTTTAACCCTGCTGCAACACCTGCTTGGACTGAGTTTAAGTTTAACTTGATCGAGCACTCCATGAGCACGTCCGAATCGTTCTTGGTAGAGCTTATGCGTAACAGGCAGGGCGAGTTCGCGCGGGGTGTCGTGGGCTCGCCCTTCCATATACTGATCGATCGCTTATCCGGTGGCTTGCCTGCTGGCGTGAAGATTCACCAAGCTGCGCTACTGCACGCGCTCAAGGAGGCTAATTGGGTCGATGTGGGTCGATTAGCGTCGTCGGAATATCAGACCAAGAAGCACATTTTTGCTGTGCCTGAGCTTGCGTCTAAACTGTCGAAATCAGAGCTTAGGCGCATGGTCGAAGAGACTGCGCCTACCAAGATGGCCCTTGTGCGGTAACGTGAGGTAAAAAAAAGGCCCGTCAATCGACGGGCCAACTAGCGTGGGGTGCTAGCACAGGGGAGAAGTTCCAACGTCACAAGTCTAGCATTTCGCTGATCAACCACGCAATAAGCGCGCCTAAGATAAGGATTAGCATAGCGGCATGGTCCAGGTTCTAAAGGCTTGTTGTTTCGCCATGGTATCGGCGCACTCTTTCGAGGGTGGTATCCAACCATGCCGACGCCAGACTTGCTCGACAGGTATGCACCAATCGCGCGGGTCAATCTGGCAGTTCATAAGGGTTAGCCACAAAGGGGGCTTGTTTTTGTCTTCCATAGGGGTTAGTCCTTAAAGGTTAAAAAACACGGCAGCGCCTAAGGCGACGCCGAACACGAGCGCGACGGCCCAATCAAGTAAAAAGTCAAGCATGTTAGTCCTTTCAAAAAATTGCTTCGCCGTACTGTTCAACGGTCCTTTTGTCGCGTATGAGTTTGATTTCGCGTCGTTTGAACGTATGCAGCGCAGGAAACGGCCAACCATTGGTGGCCGGTATTCTGACGACGTAAAGACCGTTTTCAATGCGATCAATAACGCCGACGCCTAAAGGCGTCGTCACGCGCGTGTCGGGTTTCACGGTTGGATTTGTGGGTAAATTGTGAACACGTACCCAAGATTATCGAGCGTTGATCCAGCGATATACAGCGTTTCGGTTAGCTGACTTGGTACGTGCTTTTGCAACAGTGCGCGGGCTGCTGACGCGTGCCGTTCTTCGCAACTAAGCGCATGATCGAATGGCACGCTGGCAGTCCAAAGGGTTTTGCTATCGCGTCGGATAGTGGCTTTGATGCGCGAGCCTTTGGTGTTAGTGGCGCCGATATATTTAGTGTGGATTGCAATGGGCATGATTTATTGTCCTTTAGTTGATTGATTAAGTTCTTCACAGCACAGGCAAGCGCCGCACCGACAGATTCGACCAACGGCTATTCGCTCTTGGCGCAGGTACTCCTCGCGCGACTCCGGCTCTTTCTTCTGCTCATACTTGAGCACGTTGAGGTTCGCCCATGTTTCATATCCATTCATGATTAAGTGTCCTTTAGTTGATTGGATTAGCCGACGCAATGCGCACCCCTATACGCCCGCTCTCACGGGCGCATAAAGTCGAGCACTAAGCCGCTTTCGTTACTGGCGCGCTTAGTTGCTCGCGCGCCCATGAAGGTATGGTTTTGCCCTCGTCGGCGTCGTAGATCGGGCGCAGCGGCATGACTAGACCGATAAAGTTTTGCGTTGCGTCAATCTTAACGAGCGCAGTTGATGGACCGTTGTAGGCGACGTTAATGAGGCCGTTTTTGCTGCCGAGCAACTTTGATGCCTTTGAAAACTTTTCAAGCAAGTAAGGCTTAAACTGCGCAGTCTCGCCTGATAGTGTTTGAGGCATGATGCGTTGAACATCGGGAAACCTACCGTCGATTGCTTTGAAACTAACAGCCGCGCCCGTTATCGCGCCGATTGTGCCCGTGATGCCGTCGGCCGTATCAATAACGACGGTATCGACGTTTTTTGACGCTGATTTGATTAGTTTGATTACGTCATTGGGAATAATCATCTCAACGAAATCAACGCCTTCGTTTTGTTGCTCGCTTTGATGGATACCAAGCGCGTGCCCGTCGGTAGCAGTCAAGCGCGTTGCGGTAGCGGTAGCAGTCACGCGCACGCCCATTAAGTAAAAACGAATGTCCTTATCGGCTGAGAGCAAGTTAACGGCTTTAAGAGCGGAAAGTGTGGTGTAGATTTTCATTGGCAATCCCCTTCTGGTTGTTTGAGTGTTTAGTGTAAGACATTGTCTTGCAAGGTGTCAAGTATTGGCAAGATTGGTAGTGGTTTTGAAGAGGGTTAGGTAATAAAAATGGGGTGAATTGCCAATGATTCGGGCTTGTAAGCGCCTGATTCGATGAGGGAAAAAGGGCTATTGGCAAAATTGTCATGTTTTTCTCAAAAAAAAGTCGCAGATTATTTCTGTTACCTAGCAGCGACTTAAAACGGCTGACAATTTTGCCAATATTGCCAAAGTCGAATCGAGGGCGTCACGTCACCGCGCCCTCTCTTTGCCGGTTTTCTCTCCAATCATTGGCATTTTTGGCTATGCAAAACCAATTGCCAAGATTGCCAATGATCTAAGGGCCATTGGCATTTTTGGCAATGGCAAAACCAATTGCCAATATTGCCAATGTCACATCATCACCACGCCACCAGGCACACGCCGCCAGGCATGGATTGTCATGGCAATTAGATCAGTCAATCGTTCTGTTTGCTAGATCGTTTCTGCTTTTGGCTTTTTGCTGGCGAAGCCCCCCCCAGGGCCGACGGCCTGGCCGGTCGGAGCCGGTGGGCCCACAAGAAATTTTTTTTATTTTTAACAGCCTAATAGCAAGCCTGTATACAAAAGTATTAGAATGTCTTACGCTCGCGTTGTAACGACGCTAGGTCATCTTGGTAAAATTGTCACATGTTTAAAAGTCTTCCTCTTACAACGCGTGAAATCAAAGCGACAGAAGCGGTACTGGAGCGCATATACGACGCCGCGTATCTAGGTTTAAAAGAAGATTCGTTGGCGTTAGCAGCAGGGTTGTTACCTGTAGAGTACCGGCTCTTGAAACAGCATGACAAAATGGCCGAAATTGCCGAACTCAAGGGGCGCGCTGATAGTGAGCGTGAGCACAGCCAGCACATGTTGAACGCTGCGCGTAATGGGGACGCTAAGGCGGCGCTAGAGATACTGAAGCACACTCACGGCTGGGTCGCCAAGCAAGCCGTTAGTATTGAGGTGGACCAGCGCATCAGCGTGATTGACGCGTTAAGAGCAGCAGAGACGAGAGTCGATGAAGGTAAAGTAATCGACGTAACGCCACCAAGTGAAAAGCTAACCCATGCAAAAGCCGATATACAGTCCGGAAGACGAGCAACTGCTGATGACGCGGTTGTGGTCCCCCGCAATTAAAGACGACCCCGAAGCGTTTGTACTGTTTGCTTTCCCATGGGGACAGGAGAACACGCCGCTAGTTAAGTACAGCGGACCGCGCATGTGGCAGCGTCAGGTGCTGCGCGACATCAAGGCGCACATACAAAAGAACAAAGGTCAGGTCGATATGGACACGCTGCGAGAGGCAGTCAGTTCAGGTCGAGGGATCGGTAAGTCGGCGCTGGTGAGTTGGTTGATTATGTGGATGCTATCGACACGAATAGGATCAAGCGTCATTGTGAGCGCTAATAGTGAGGCGCAGCTACGCTCGGTGACCTGGGGCGAGCTAACGAAGTGGTCAACGATGATCATCAACGCGCACTGGTGGGAGATCAGCGCGACCAAGCTGCAACCGGCGAAGTGGTTGTGTGACATCGTGGAGCGTGACCTTAGGAAAGGGACGCGCTACTGGGCGGCAGAGGGTAAGTTGTGGTCGGAAGAGAACCCTGACAGCTACGCGGGGGTACACAACCACGATGGCATGATGTTGATCTTCGATGAGGCAAGCGGGATACCAGACCCGATATGGTCGGTGGGGGCGGGGTTCTTTACAGAGAACATATTAGATAGGTACTGGCTGGCGTTCAGTAACCCACGGCGCAACAGCGGGTACTTCTTTGAGTGCTTCCACGCCAAGCGTGACTTTTGGCGCACACGCCAGGTAGACGCAAGGACGGTAGAGGATACGGACAAGCAGGTCTATAAGCAGATCATTGATGAGTACGGTGAGGACTCAAGCCAAGCGCGGGTGGAGGTGTACGGTGAGTTTCCATCCAGTGGCGACGATCAGTTCATCTCATCCACGCACGTCGCAGACGCTGCGGCGCGGCCACGGTACAAGGACGAGACGGCGCCGATCATTATTGGTGTGGACCCAGCACGAGGCGGCGCGGACTCGACAGTGATCGTGGTCAGGCAAGGGCGTGACCTGACGGCGATCCATCGCTACCATGGCGAGGATACGATGACGATCGTAGGGCGTGTGATCGATGCGATCGAGCAGTACAAGCCAACGCTCGTGGTGCTCGATGAGGGTGGGCTAGGGTACGGTATATTAGATAGGCTGCACGAACAGCGCTACAAGGTCGTGCGAGGGGTGAACTTTGGTTGGAAGGCGAAGAACCCTATTATGTACGGCAACAAGCGCGCGGAACTATGGGGAGCGATGAAGGATTGGCTTAAGACGGCGTCGATACCTAACGATAGGGCGCTGAAGTCTGATCTAGTTGGGCCTACCATAAAACCTAATTCGTCGGGTACAATTTTCCTCGAAGGCAAAAAGGAAATGAAAGCTAGAGGGTTAGCATCGCCAGACGCTGCCGACGCCTTAGCTGTAACGTTTGCATTTCCGGTTGCGCACAGGCAGTATGTCGAGAAACAAACTAATCGTGCGTACAACGCCAACGGCGTAACGACATCTTGGATGGGTGCTTGATGGCAAAGAAAGGTGTATCACTATCAGTTGGGCGTGGTGAGAAGCTACCCGTGTCTAAGGGCGCAGGGCTAACGGCTAAGGGTCGTGAGAAATACAACCGCGAGACAGGTAGTAACCTTAAGGCACCAGCACCTAGCCCTAAGACCGAGGCAGACAAGGGGCGCAAGGCGTCGTTTTGCGCTAGGATGTCAGGTGTTGTTAAAAACGCTAAAGGCGACGCCGAGCGCGCTAAGGCATCACTTAAACGATGGAAGTGTTAATCATGGCTACAAAACCTGGCTTGTATGCTGCAATTCATGCAAAACGCGAACGAATAGCTGCGGGTAGCGGTGAAACCATGCGGAAACCTGGCACTAAAGGCGCGCCAACAGCTAAAGATTTTCGTGAGTCGGCAAAGACTGCCAAAAAGCCAACGAAAGGAAAATAATGCCCCTTGTTAAATCGACCAGCAAAGAAGCCTTTCGTAAAAACATTAAGGCTGAAGTTAACGCAGGCAAACCTGTCAAGCAGGCTGTTGCAATTGCTTACAATACCCAACGTGCTGCGGCGGCTAAAAGGCCGAGCACTAAACCTATGACGAAGAAAAAGTAATGGCAACGCTTAAGCAAGACCCTACAGGTATTGAAGGCGCGGGTAAAGTATCTGCGCGCGGAGGGCCGGACCAGAAGGACCACCGCGACACGCTACAACTGATGCGCGATCGGTTACGCCAAGCGATCGGCGCGTACTCGGAGAGCCGCGAAGATGAGCTTGACGACCTGCGCTTTATGGCTGGCTCGCCCGACAATCAGTGGCAATGGCCGCAAGATGTGTTGGCAACGCGTGGGTCGGTGCAAGGCCAAACAGTCAATGCAAGACCTTGTTTGACGATAAACAAGCTACCGCAGCACGTTAGGCAAGTAACTAACGAGCAGCGCCAGAACCGGCCAAGCGGCAAGGTCATACCTGTTAATGATCAAGCCGACGTCGAGGTCGCAGAGGTGCTCGACGGCATCGTGCGACATATTGAGTACATGTCAGACGCTGACGTAGCGTACGACACCGCGTGCGAGAACCAAGTAACCTACGGTGAAGGCTATATACGCATTTTAACCGAGTATTGCTACGAAGATAGCTTCGATCAAGACATTAAGATCGCGCGCGTACGCAATAGTTTCAGTGTTTACATGGACCCGCTAATCCAAGACCC